TGCAGTAAATCCTACATCTACGTTCATCAGTGCGAAAACTGTATCCTATCGTAAATTTGAAATAGAGAAGAATGCCAAGAACGAGGCTTACTTCTTTATCTTGTCCCACAATCTTCTTAATGAGTTTGCAGAATTTTGCAAAAATTACCATTCTGACAGTCCACACAAGGATTGTTTGGAAATCCTATTATCTAATATTAAAAAATAAACTTATGAACGAATTAGTATTTAAAGGTACGAACAACCAAGTACTAACCAATAGTTTGTTAGTGGCTGAAAAGTTCGGGAAAGAGCATAGGAGAGTTATGCAAGACATCCGTGAACTTGGATGTAGTCAATCTTTTAGAGAGCACAATTTCGTGCTGTCCTCGTATAATAGCTTACAAAACAAAGAGTTGCCAATGTATGCAATGACAAAAGATGGTTTTACTTTGTTAGCTATGGGATATACCGGAGAACTTGCCATGAAGTTTAAGGAAGAATATATCTCTGCTTTTAATAAGATGGAGCAAATTATCAAATCGGGAGGTTATCAAATTCCATCTTCATTCAAAGAGGCTTTACTCCTTGCTGCACACCAACAAGAACAAATTGATGAACAGCAGAAGCAAATATCTGTAATGAGTACCGAAATCGTGGAGATGAAGAAAAAGACAGATTATCTCGAAATCATACTCTCCAGCAAAGGCACAGTAGTCACCACGCAGATAGCACAAGATTACGGAATGAGTGCAAAGGCATTTAACCGGCTGTTGGCTGACAAAGGCATACAACGCAGGGTGAATGGGCAATGGATTCTTTACGCTCCTTATATGTCAAAGGGATACGTACATAGCAAGTCGGTGAACATTACGCACAAGGACGGGCGGCCCGATGTGAAAATGAATACAGAGTGGACTCAACGGGGAAGGCTATTCATCTACGAAACATTGAAACGGAGCAACATTCTTCCATTGATAGAGAGGAATATCATGAACAATGCAAGCTAAATGAGAGAAATGCATACCAATACAACTTTCACCAAAACGATGAAAGGTATAGATGAATTAGTCAAGACTTAATCTGACAGTTACGTATAAAAAGAATAAATTTGTAACAGAAAACAGATTGAGTTATGACAACATCAGAAAAGGTCATCAAAAACAAACTGGGATTGCTTGAACTCTCCCAACAGTTAGGAAACGTATCACGTGCTTGTAAGATTATGGGCTACAGCCGTGACAGTTTTTATCGTTTCAAAGAGTTGTATGAACAAGGCGGTGAAGTCGCCTTGCAGGAGATTTCCCGCCGCAAGCCTGTCATAAAGAACCGTGTGGAAGAACACATTGAGCAGGCAGTCGTACAGATGGCGATAGACAATCCTGCATTGGGGCAAGTTCGTGTATCCAATGAACTGCGTAAGAAAGGTATTCTTATTTCGCCAGGCGGAGTGCGTTCCATTTGGCTACGGAACGATATGGAGACCTTCCAGAAACGCTTGAAAGCATTGTCGGCCAAAGTGGAACAAGAGGGCATTGTCCTCGACGAGAACCAAGTGGCGGCATTGGAGAAAGCAAAAGAAGAAAAGCAGGCTCATGGAGAGATAGAAACTTATTATCCTGGTTTTCTTGTTGCCCAAGACACTTATTATGTAGGATATATCAAAGGTGTGGGACACATTTATCAGCAGACCGTCATTGATACTTACTCCAAAATCGGATTTGCCAAGCTGTATGACAGAAAGAATGCGCTTGTCGCTGCTGATATGCTTAACGATAGGGTTATTCCTTTTTTCGAGCAGCATGACTTGAAACTGATGCGTATGCTAACAGATAGAGGAACGGAATACTGCGGAAATAGAGAAAATCATGAGTATGAACTGTATTTGGCTGTGGAAGACATTGATCATTCCAAGATTAAGGCGAAAAGCCCTCAGACAAACGGTATATGTGAGCGATTTAACAGAACCGTGCAGAATGAGTTCTATGCTATTGCATTCAGAAAGAAAATCTATACTTCTATCGAACAACTGCAAGCAGACCTTGATGCGTGGATGAACTCCTACAATACCCAAAGAACACACTCTGGAAAGTACTGTTTCGGAAAAACGCCCATGCAAACTTTTATCGAAGGAATCGCTGTGGCAAGAAAGTATCAACTGCAAAATCTGGAAATGATAAAACCGAATGAGCATGATAAAATCTCATTCGGTTGTGAGGATGAAGAAAGTTGTGTAACTTCGCAACAAACATCTGACAGTTTTTTTGTCCGATAGTAAAACAAATGTCAGAACAAGTCTTGACTATTACAGTATAGACCAATACAATATGCGTTCTACACGTTCCATTGAATGACTGCAAACAGACGACAGAATTCCCAGTGAGGAATGTCGTCTGTTAGTTCTATCAATATGTCCAATTTACTTTTCCTCATGCATTGCTTTCATGTATATGTATATTTTCCCGGATGGAGCATCTTCATCGGCAAAATAGAACTTGTGTGCGGCCTTAACCACCTGTTCATCGTCAAGCACAATGCAAGTGTCTGCATAAAAACTGTTGAATGCCACATATTTGTCCCATTTAGTCGTACCGGAAGGGAACGGCATCCCTTTTGTCGCATTGTCTATCTGCTCCATCGTCCAATACGCTCCCTCGCATTTCTTTCCTGCCCTGTCGGTATAACGTATCATTGATACATCGTACATGGCAAAGGCTTCATCGTAATGGTTCCCGTACATAATGCCGTGCTGTTCACGCATGAACTTCCAAAACATGTCCGGGTGTTCCTCCTTCATCTTGCACAACATCTCATTCAGTCCGTCTATGCTCTGCCAC